GGACGACGACTTCATCATCGAGCACGAGTACGGCATCCTGCGTCTCCTGACCGTCGGCACGCCGTTCACGACGGGCGCGGCTTCTCGTCCTGTGGCACCGTACTACGCGCAGGTCGTGTACACGGGCGGCTTCGCCACGAGCACGGCGAACCTCATCACCGCGTACCCTGATCTCGCGCAGGCGTGCGACCTACAGGTCGCGTACTTGCACCGTCGTCGGTTGTCGGCGGGCGGCAACTTCTCGGTCGGTGGTAGTTCGACCTCGTACAGCGACGACTACACGATCCTCACTGATGTCCAGAAGACCTTGAACAAGTACACCCGCATCCACTTCTGATGGATGGAAAGATCGACATCCGCGGACTGCAACGAGCTCTCGCCAACTTGCCGAAGGCGTTGGACGCGGAGATGCGTCGTGCATTCAACGCGCACGGTCGATTCATGACGAAGGAGATGGTGACCAAGCGGTTCACCGGCTACACGGGCCGCACTGGTGACCGATTGCAGAATCGCTCGGCGTTGCTGCGTCGGAGCTTCAAGCACGAGGTCGTCGGCGGTGTCGGCCAGAGCACGCCGCTCACGCTCGTGCACTACTCGGCTGGCGTGAAGTACGCGCGGTTGCAGGAGTACGGCGGCACGATCAAGCCGAAGCGTGCGAAGTGGCTGACGATCCCTCTCCCCGACGCGTTGACGGGCTCGGGCGTGCAGCGTTACGAGTCGGCCCGCTACCTCTTCGAGAACTACCCGAAGCAGATGGCCGTGGTGCGCTCGCGCTCGGGTCGGCTGTTCATCGTCTCGCGTGGCAAGCCCGGCACGAAGCCGCGCAAGGACTCGCCGATGGTGTGGCTGTACATCCTGAAGAAGGAGTCCAAGGTGCCGGCGCGCCTCGGGTACCGCGACACATGGAAGTCGGTCGATCTCGTGAATAACCGCACCCAGTTGTTCAACGAGGCCATCGGGCTCGCTCTGCGTAGGACGGGCCTCGGAGGTGGCGCGTGACCACCGTCTTCGATTGGACGATGTGCCCAGCGCGCATGGTCGAGTACAACGAACGACGGGCCGTGCAGGTCAACGGTGACCGCGGGCACAGCCGTGGCCGGCAGATCAACATCATCGCGCCGACCGTGGGCAACACGAACGGCGTGGCCTACCGTCGGTTCGAGCTCGTCTACGACAGCTCCGACTTGATCGTTGACGAAGTCGAGCGGGCGTGGGCGGCAACCTACGGGCCCGTGCTGGCCCTCAGTTACACGCCGCCGGGCGAGTCGGCCATCGAGGTCAGGTTCGCGGCCAATACGCTCCAGCGCGTGCGCACGAGCGTGGCGACTGGTCAGGTTACGATTGTTCTTGAGGAGATCCGCTGATGGCCTACCCTTCAGGCACAACCGTGCGCGAGACGATTCTTGCGAACATCGACACGACGCTCGCCGCGATCGCAACCACACCGCTGACCTACAAGACGGTGCCTAACACTGTGCGCCGGTGGACGGGCAATGTGTTCGAGGTGCCGAGCTACCCGTGCATCATCGTGGTGCCGACCGGCGAGACGCACGACGACAGCCGCATCGCCATCGTCCAGCATACGATGGACTTGCTGATCGTCTGCGGAGTCTACGATTCCAACTGGAAGACGACCTTGCAGGATCTGGTCACGGATGTGCGCGTTGCACTTACGACGGACTGGACTCGTGGTGGCAAAGCCATCACGACCCAGATCATCAGCGACCAGATCTTCGAGGCCGAGCCGACCAACCCTCTCGCCGAGGCGCAGGTCACCGTTCGAGTCTTCTACCGCACTCTGTACAACGATCCCACGACCGCCTACTAGCGGCGCACAAGGAACTCACTCATGGCATTGACAAGACTCCAGCAGTTGTGCCTTCGCGCCGAAACGGTCGAGGGTACTTTCGCCGACCCGTTCTCTTCGACTTACGCCAAATACTTGGCGGTCGATCCCTCTCTGACATTCGATGTCGAGACCTACGAGCGCAGCGTGGCGCGCGAGAGCTTCACGCCGCTGGCTCCGTTGGCCGGCGCGGTGTTGGGCAGCGCGAGCTTCTCCCTAGAGGCGACCGCACGCGGCACGACATACAGCACGCCGCCGAGCTTTGACTTGCCGCTCTTGGCCTGCGGCTTCCGCAAGCAGACCTTGAAGCGTTTCACCATCGGCGCGATCACGGTCGCTTCGCCCGCAGCGTTCCAGCATGGTGAGCAAATCGTGCAGACGGGATCTAGTGCTACTTGCACGGTCGTAGGAACGACCTACAACGGTCAGACCACTCTTTGGATCACGCAAGAGGATGGCCTCGGTACTGGCACGCTCTCGGGCACGGGCGTATTGACTGGTCAGACGAGCGGCGCGGTAGCAACACCGAGCGCGATCACCTCGGATACGGCTCTCGGCTACTGGCCTTGGTCGGTGCCGCTGTACACCTTGACGCTCAGTGCCTCAACGGCACTCACGGCAGGCACGATCCTCCGTGGTGATACCTCGGGCGCAATCGCCGCTGTGTACTACTCGACGACCAGCGCAACGCATCTCGTCCGTCGTATTCAAGGTACTTTCACCGACGGCGAGACCTTGAACACTGCGGCATATACCCTCACCGGCTCTGGTGCCTTTGTTCAGAAGTCGAACATCTCACCGGCCATCAGCATCGGCGTATCTAAGGATGGCGTCCGCGAGTCGCTCTCTGGATGCCGTGGCACGGTGTCGATCTCGGGCAACATCGGCGAGCCTATCCTCTTCGCGTTCAACTTCTCGGGCGTGAAGAACGCGGTCACCGATGCTGGCAGCATCACTGGCGTGACCTACACCGACCGCACGCCGCCCGTGCTACTCGGTGCCACGATGACCGCTGGCGACTCTGGTGACGCGACCTTGAGTGCCCAGCGTTCCTTCTGCGCGTCGGCCTTCTCGTTCGACATGGCGAACGACATCCAGTACCGCCGCTGCTTGACCGCTGCCACGGGTATCGACGGCATCTACATCAACGGTCGCGCTCCCGCCGGAACCATCGACCCCGAACAGTCGCCGGAGTCGGACTTCGCTTGGATGGCCGCGTACTTTGCCACGGGCAATGTTCGCATGGACATCACCGCTGGAACGGGTGCGGACAAGTTCCGCATGAAGGCCCACAACATGGCAGTGACTGGCGTAGGCCAAGGTGATCGCAACGGCGTGATCATCCGCGACATCGCCTTCTCGTTGCACTCGGGCTCGTCATCGAGTGTCGCCGGCGACAACGAGTTCTGCATCATCTACGACCCGACCGTCTAATCTTTCTCTAGGGTGTGTGACTTGCGGCCCGTGAGTTCCAACCTCACGGGCCGCGTTCGTTACACTCGCGCCTATGAAGCTCTCCCTCGATCCGCGCAAGCCGCGCGAGTACATCCTGCAAGCCGAGAAGTCGCACGCGCCCGAAGTGCAGACCGTGTTCCTACTGCGTCCGTTTACCGTGTACGACGAGGCCGAGCTCTCCGCGTTCACCGAAGCGACGGGCACGAGCCAGCACGCGAAGATCATGATCGAGACGGTGCGTCGTGCGCTGGTTGGCTGGAGGAATCTGTCCGGCCCAGAAGGACAGATCCAGTTCGAGAAGGCCGAGGACGGGTACGCGACGCGCTCGATGATCGAGCTCCTGCCGACGCAGGTCATCATCGAGTTGTTCAACGCGGTGATCACGCGAGAGGCCGTGACCAAGGAAGAGGCGGGAAAGCTCTAGCCGCCGTGCACGCGGCCTACGGCGAGCAGGTGGCGAAGTGTCCGAAGTGTCGAACACCTGAGCTGCGTGAACGCTGGGGCTGCGACAAGCCGGCGGCGGTGGCTGTATACGCGCGCACCTGTGAGGCGTGCTTTGGCCTAGACTCTGGCTGCACGACTTGCGACGGTCGCGGCGAAGTTCGCCGGGATCGCTGCCCGTCGTCAGATGCCGACGATGTCGGGCGCGTGGTGATCCGAGCTTTGCACCAACTCCAGAACGGCGTGCTGCCGATTGATGGTGGCTGGTCGGAGCAATCGGCGAAGCTGATGCGTCTGGTGGATATCGCGGCAAGCGAGCGCAACAAACTCCAAGAGGCCGAAGCACGAGCGGCAGAGGCACGAGCGAAGGCGGCACAATCACATGGCAGCAAACGACGCTGAACTGAAGATCACAGCATCGCTCGACGATCGCATCATTCGTGCGATCGAGAAGCTGTCGGGTCAGGTGAAAGAGCTTGGAGAGGATGCCAAGAAGGCGTTTGACAAGACCGAGGTCGCAGCGAAAGAAGCAGAAGCCGCTGTAACTGATACGGGCACGGCTGCGAAGAAGACCACGAGCGAGATCAAGAAGATCTCCGAAGAGGGCGGGCGTGGCTTCTCGGACTTTAAGGACAAGATCAAGGATGTGGCCGCTGGCCTCGTGGGTATCAGCACAGCGGTCGCCATCTTCAAGCAGTCGCTGACAGATGCCATCACGACCTCGGCAGAGGTGGATGTCATCAATGCGCGCATCCGCAACTTTACGGGCTCGGCGGGTGAGGCGTTCAATCAGTTGACCGAAGACCTGCGCACGCTGTCCTTGGCGAACAAGGACTTCGTGAAGGATCAGGAAGTCTCGCAGGCCGCGCTCATCTTGCTGAAGGAGGGATTCAGCACGACCTCGACCGTGGTCTACGATGTCGCGGAGGCGTTGGACTTCGCGCGCGTGAACGGCGTGTCTCTGGTCGATGCCACGCGCCTGCTCAATGAGGCCAACGAAGCCCTCGGTGACGGCACGAAGAACAGCGTTGAGTTGTTCTCGCGTCTGAACCTGCTGTTCTCGAAAGGCTTTGACAATGCGAACGGCCTAGCCGGCGCGCTGGCTGCGTTGTCCAACACCGCGCGGCAGTCTAGCTTGAGCCTCGACGATGCTACGGCATCGCTTGCCACGCTCGCTGAGACGACTTCAGCGGGTGAAGCACTGCGAACCCTAGAGGGAATCCTCAAGACGCTACAGGCCCGTGCGGGCGAGGTAGATGCATTCTTTGCGGCAACTGGCCAGCGTTTCGACGAGACGACGGTCAAGACCGCAGGCTTGAGGAACACCTTGGTCGCGTTGCTCGACGGCATCGCGGCGAGTGGTGGCGACGCTCAGACCGAGCTCAAGAAGTTGTTTGGCTCGCAGGACGCGGTCAACTCGGTGCTGGCCCTTGGCAGCAAAGAGGGTGCGGCTTATGGGCGCATCGTTGGAGAGCTGTCGAAGGCGTACAGCAAGCTGAACTCCGACACGAACGCAGTTCGTGCAGCGTCAGGTAACTTCCTGAACTTCATCGCCACGCAAGGCACCGATGTAATCGACAACTATGCGGGTGCTTACAGGAACCTCGACGGAACAACGCTCGACCTGATCAAGCGTTCGGAACAGTTCCGTCGTGCGAATGCGGACGGCGCGAAGAGCGTCAATATCGTGTCGGGTGAGATCGAGAAGGGCGCGCGTGTATTCCGCAATGCGGAAGAGACGCTCGGCGGTGCGACATTCAAGGCCGCGACCGATGGCGTTCTTGCTCTTGGCAAGGCGACGAAGTTCACCGAAGAAGATGTGCAGCGTTGGGTCGATGCCATCTCTGGCGTGAAGACGGACGCTGACCTTGAGCGCGTCAACAAGCAGATCCAGCTCCTGATCAATCAGGCGCGTGCATTCGGCGAAGCAGGCATCGAAGGCTTCCAAGGCGAAGAGCTACAGGCACGCCTCGCCGAGATCGCGGAGTTCGAGCTCATCCTTATCGAGCAGGTGAAGGACGAGCGCAAGAAGGCAGAAGAAGAAGTACTGGCCGACAAGCGCAAGAAGGCAGAAGACGCGGCAGCGGTCGAGGCGCGCGAGAACGAAAAGCTGCGACTCCAGAAGCAGCAGATCGACAAGGAAGAGTTCGACCGCCGGATTCGTCAGGCGCAGGAGCTCAACGCTCTATCGGCGCAGCTACTGAACGAGAGCCTCACGCGTGGCTCGGCATTCTTCGCGGATCTCCAGAACCAGATCAAGCCGCTATCCGCGGAGATCCAGCTATATGAAGGACTGATCGCCAACAACTTGTTGAGCGACGAGGACTTGGCCGGCATCAACGGTCGCATCCAGACGCTGCGCGCTGGCATCGAGCAGTTGACCGTGACCTCGGTGCAGTCGGGCGAGGCGTTGCGCGCGGGCTTCGCGGAGACGATCAACAACGAGGTGAAGGATTCACTCAACGCGTTCCAGCAGGGCGTGACGCTGGCGCAGAGCATCACCTCGGGATTCACCAACTCGATCGCGGGCTTGTTCAATGACTTGGTGCTGGGCTCGAAGAACGCGAAGGAAGCGTTCGGGAACTTTATCAAGTCGCTGATCTCGGCTGTGGTTCAGGCGATCAACCAGATCATCGCCATGAAGATCGCGCTGTCGATCATCGGCTTCGCGGCTGGTGGTGCATCGGCAACCGCGAACACACTGGGCAACGCGACCACGAGCTTCAACGCAGGAGCGACGGCGAGCTTCGGCTTTGCCAAGGGCGGCGTGATGCCCGGCAGCATGGGCACGCCGGCTAGCTTGCCCGTCAACGCCTACGCGGACGGCGGCGTGGCCCGCGGCCCGCAGGTTGCGATCTTCGGCGAGGGCAAGGGTGCTGAGGCGTTCGTGCCGTTGCCCGGCCCGAATCGTGGCATCCCCGTCGAGTTCAAGTCGATGCCGAGTGGTGGGAACATCACGATCAACTACAACCCGTCGATCCAAGCACTCGACGGCCAGAGCACGAAGGAAGTCTTGTTGCGCGAGGCGCGCATCATCGGTGACATCATCGCGTCCGAGATCTCCACTGGCAGCAACCGCGCGCTGACCGATGTGGTGCGCTCGCGTTCTTCGAGGGTGTGATCCATGACACAAGCGAACATCGTCCCGCGCCCAGTCCAGTACGGGGTCTATCCAGAGAACGACTCGTTCGATGCTGGCTCGACCACGCTCGACTCGACCTATCTGCTGGGGAGTTGGTCTAGGTTCGCTCCGCTCGATGCAACGCTGACCGTGGACGGCACGACCTTCTGGACGACGACCAGCGTCATCGCAACGCAGAACGCCGACCTGCACAACGGATTCTTCCGCACGGTGGGCAGTGGCACGACGGCGAACTACGAGCTCGGCGGGCCGGCAGCGGCGACCGTGACCACGCAGTCTGGCTCGTTGTGCGGCTACCAGTACCGCGACTATCAAGCGACCGATGTCGATGTGCGCGCGAGCTTCCGATTCTCTGAGCGTGAGTCTGCTGCCGTCATCACGGCCACGGCTGGTCGCTTTGTGTTCGGCTTGGCCGCTCGTCTCAATGGCACGATCACTGGCGGTGGCACACTCGACACTCGGATGACTGCGGTCAACGGGTACTTCTTCGGTCTCTTCGGCGGTCAGGGTGTCGCGGGTGTGCTGAAGATGCGCTACCTGCTGATCAAGGTCGTGGCTGGCACGCCGACTGCCGTGGCGAGCGCGAACTTTGTGACACCCGATTCGGGCTCGTCATCGGCTCTGTTCCCGAACGGAAGCAACCCAGACCGCGTCCTCAAGTTCACCTGCGTGGACTCGGGCGCGAATGTCGTGCTCACGGGCTATACGGTGGCCGCTGACGGCACGGCGACTCAGGTGCTGACATACACCGACTCGTCGTCTCCGATCACCGCTACGGGCCGCGTAGGGCTTCTCCTGACGGCTCCTACCTTGGCGCACCTAACACCGAGCGGCTCGATGTCGCACCTGTGCAACTGGTTCGAGGTGCGCCCGAACGGCGGCAATGTGGCTTTGCGCGAGAACTGGGAGCGGCTCATGCCGCGCGCCGGCAAGGTGTACGCGTCTGGATCTTTCGCACCATATGTCGTGCTGCCTCACTCGCTGGGGATGCACTCGCTGATGACGGGCTGGGTGGGTGACCGCCTGTCGTATGACTCGACAGGGTCGCAGGGCTACGAGAACTCGCTGCGCCTTGACTCCGCGAACAATCGCATCAAGGGCGTGCCGGCGGGCAACAGCCAGCAGGTGTACGCGTTCTCCCAGCGCATCGCCAACGATCCCCAGTTCCAAGATCGTCAGGTGTCGATCACCTTTGAGAACGCCGGCCCAGCGGTCGCACGCACGGCGGGCATCATGCTCTTCGGCACGCCGGGGTCGAGTGACTACACGACTGCGCTTTACTCCATCGCCAAGTGCTACCTCTTGCAGGTGGCCTACACGGCAGCGGGCGCGTTCAATCTGAACCTATACCGCAGCCGTGGCAATCAGGGCGTGGCACTTCTTGCTCAGAAGACTGGCATCAGTCTGACACTCGGCACGCCGTTCACGCTGCGCTTCGTGTGTGACACTCAGGTCGTGCCGTCGCCGCGCAACGGCTTCGTGCGGCTGAAGGCGTACATCGGCGGCGTGCAGCAGACTTGGGACGCTGCCGCTGGTCTCTACACCGACATCGAGATCCAGTCCACGGGCACGGTGATCGACCGCAAGAGCACGCGCTTGAGCTCGGGCCTTGGTCAGGGCTTGCAGTTCTCGTCGGCCACGGTCGCAACGGCCAATGTGTTCTTCGACTCGTGGGCCGTGGGCGCAGGAGATACACCCTACGACACGCTGCCCGAAGATCAGGCGACGATCGCAGTGGCCGCAGAGAATGACGCAGCCTCGGGCACCTTCACCGTGCCGTACGACTGGGGCTCGTCGGAGGAGAGCGAGTACCTCGTGAACGATCATCGCTTCGACACGCATCACCGCTATGTCGGCTTGGTGCAGTCGAGAACGAGGACGCGATACACGATCGGCAACAACGCAGCGACGAGCAGCGAGATCACGACTCTCAAGGCGTTCTACACTTCGCACCGTGGCGTGCAGATTCCGTTCTCGTGGACGAATCCGAAGGGTACGAGCGTGACCGTGCGCTTCACGAACGACACGCTAGCGATCGAGCAGGTGACCCCGAGTGTGTATCGTTGGAGTTGCACGCTTGAGGAGGTGCTCTCCGAATGACCAGTCCCATTACCGATGTGATGACGGCACGCAGCCGTCAGTTGAACGAGCAGTACCCGTGGATCTGGCTGTACGAAGTCGAGGTGCCGACGACACCGCCGACTCGTTACCGTCTCACGAACTACGACCAGACGATCACATTCGGCCAGAGCAGCGACGGCGTGCCGCTGGAGTACACGCCGTTCCCGTGCGTGCAGACAGATGTCGAGCAGAACGCCGAGGGTGATCTTCCCCAGATCCAGTTGCAGATCAGCAACGAGTCCTTGTTCATCAAGTCGGTGCTGGAGGACTACGACGGGCTGGTCGGTCAGCCCGTGGTGATCAAGCTCGTGCATACGCTGGAGCTCTCGAATCCGAACTCCGCGCTGCGGTTCGACGGCGAGATTCAGGCGTGCCGAGCGAGCGTGGATCGAGTGACTTGGGTGATCGGCTCGCGGTCGCTGACTCAGGCTGTGATTCCCGGCCAGCGATACATTCGAGGTCACTGCCGCTTCCGCTACGGCGACGAGCGGTGCGGCTACGACCTGAACAACACCACGCTTGCCACGGCTCACCCGTCGTGCCCGAAGACTCTCGACGCGTGCGAACTGCGTGGCGATGCAGAAGAGGCCGCGGGCCTTGAGCGTCAGCATCCTGCACGCTTCGGCGGTTGGCCGGGCATCCCGCGTCAGGGTCGCAGGTGATGCGGGCCCGCTAGAATGCGGGCATGAGAGCTGGCCTAAATCGATTCAACGAACGCACGAGCCGGCGTTCGCTTTACGCTGACCTTTTGCGGGCACCGTACAAGGAGGGTGGCCGCGATCCCAAGACGGGCATCGACTGTCTGGGTGTGGTGTGGGAGATCCTGCGGCGCATCCACGGTGACGAAGTCCTGCATCGCTTCACGGACTACCCCGTGACGCTCGCGCCTGATCCCGAGGCGAGTGCTTTGCGTGCTCACCTGTACACGCAGCGCGATGACTGGGTGCTCTTGTCGAACGACGAGATGTGCTACAGCAAGTCGCTGGTCGGGGATGTGGTGTTGCAGATGATCGGTTCAGCACACGACACCCCCCATGTGTCGGTTGTGGTGTGGAATACAGAGCCAGTGACGCTGCTGACGGCTCACCGAGCGCGAGGAGTTGTGGCCGTGCCTGCACGCCAAGCTCAGAACATCGTGGCCGTCTACCGACTGAGGGAGTGAAAGATGATCGAAGTCGTACTCATCACGAATGTGTTTTCGGGCGCGCGTCACGCGCAGCGACTGACCATCGACCGTCCTCGTGCTGCGGTGTGTGATCTTCTGCCCGATGAGTGGCTGAAGCACAAAGACCATGTGATGCCTGTGCATGGCGTGCAGCGTCTCGACTGGGATCAAGAGGTCGTATCTGGCGACCGCATCGCGCTCGTGATGGTGCCGCGTGGCCTTGAGGCCGCGACGATTGCGATGCTGAAGGTCGCGCTCGTCATCAACGCTATCGCGTTCGTGGTGATGCGTGCGCTGATGCCGAAGCCGCCGAAGAGGCGCGAGGACAACGAGTCGGCGGTGTACGGATATCAGGGCATCGTCCCTTCACGCGTGGAAGGTGAGCCGATCCCGCTCTACTACGGCGAGATCCGTGTCGGCGGCCAGATCATCAATGAGTTCGTGAACGACTACGGTGCGCTCGGCGCAGACTATCAAGTGTTGGTAAGTCTAGGAGAAGGGCCGATCCAAGAGATCTGTGGGCAGACGGACTCGACCGTCGCACCGTTGACCTCCGTGGGCGCGAACACGATCCCGTCCGGTGTGCTGTTCATCAACGACACCGACGCGTCGCAGCTAGACGACATCGAGGCGCAGGTGCGGATGGGCACGCTGACTCAGGCTCCCGTGGAGGGCTTCGAGTTCGCATCCTCATCCGTTGCGATCGACACGCTGCTGGCTGGGCCGACGACAACGGCTGCAAGCTCACAGGCAGTCATCGACTACAACGACCCGACAAAGCTCGTTGACAACACGAGCTCAAACTCGACATGGACTCAGTTCGGCGTGAGCTACGCTGCTGGCGCGTCGAACTTGGCCGAGGGTGCGGTGGTCAAGATCTTGCTGCCCGAGGGCGCGAGCTACACGAACGACGACGGAAGCCAGAGTGCAATCCAGACGGGCGTTGCCATCCGCTACATTGAGCTAGACGGAACAGGCTCGCCAATCACGACCGGTGGCCCTGAAGGTGACGGCTATGTGCGCCTGCGTCCGTTCCGCTACTACAAACGCTACGCGCCCGGCGTAGCCTATGACATCCGCTTCCCGCTGTACGACCCGCAGACCTTTACGCGTGCGGGCTTGTGCAGCTACTTGGACTTCAATGCCGGCGGCGCGGTCAAGGTAGTCTCGACTTCGCCCGCTGTTCTTCGAGTCGGAGATCCATATCTGACACGCACTGGACTAGTTGTTCCTACAACTGGCCCAGAGTGGACGACATCTGGAAGCTGTGAGTCGTTCACGGTTGAGATGTTCTTCTATGCTCGCTCGATTGGAGTGCAAAGCGATACTAGCTTCAACACGGGATCTTTTATTCTCTCATCTGTTACTGGCGGAAACTGGCTGTCCTTCCTTGGCACGAATACAGGATTCAGTGTCGGCTGTACTAGTAAGACATACACTCCGCAGCCGGGCCAGACCGTCACTCGCTCTGTCCCGTTCGTGAGCTTTGGGACTGGTTCCGCTACTCAATCATTTACGGAAGCCGGAGCGGATGCCTCTTTCATTGTGAAGGGAGATCCTACCGATAACTCTGCGACGGTTGGATCGCTTGGGGACTTGGTCGATGTATCGAACTCTCCTTTGCCGCCGGCAGGCACCGTGGTAGGGGCAGCGAATAACCTCGGTAACAACATCTACACATGGCACCATCTCGTCGCCATCTACGAGAAAAACGCGCAAGGCACACTTAGCCGCGTGCGTCTCTATGCTGACAGCCTCAAGATCGTCGACCAACTGACCACGGCACAGTGCGTTCTGCCTAGCTTCTCGACCGGCACTTTCCGCATCAACGGCCCGGGCACGAATGGGCGACTATGCAATGTCGCGGTCTACAAGAGCGCGATGCCCGAGGGCGAGATCATCTATCAGTACAACAACGGTAACGGTCGCAGGAAGATCAACGATGACCTACATCCAGTTGCCTTCTACCAACAGAGCACAACCGACTCGTCTGGCAATGGCAACACGCTGACCAACAACGCCGACGAAGGTGTCAGCGTTACTACTCTCTTTAGTGTTGCTTTTATCGAAGCCAGTGTCGGCACATCTACCGTCAAGCGCAGCCGCTACAAGATCGAGGTCTTGCGTCAGTTCAAGGACTCGACGAGCACGCGCTTTGCGGATCAGCAGCGGTGGCAGTCGCTGCGGCTCTTGGACTTCGAGCCCTTCCAGTACCCGAGCGCGCCTCTGCTAGCCGTCAAGGCACGCGCAACGAGCGAGATCAACGGCAACATCCCGAATGTCACGAGCATCGTGAAGGGGCGGCAGGTGCCCGTGTGGGACGGCACCTCGACTGCGTTCCCGACCTTCGATCTCATCTACTCGCAGAACCCCGCGTGGATCACCTGCGATATGTTGCTGAATAAGGACTGGGGTCTCGGCAACATCTTCGACAATACCGACATTGATGTGCAGTCGTTCAAGGACTGGGCCGACTACTGCGACGAGATCATCTACAACCAGAGCGGCTACACCACACCCTACAACGCGACCTACCTGACGGGCAGCGCGCAGACTTGGGGCAATATCGTCTACGACTTCGACACGACCTACCAGACGAACGCGCTCTACTTCTATGTGCCGAAGGACTCGATCCTCAGCACGGTCAAGGTCGGCGA